CCGTCTTCGCTGTCTTTACGCACAAAAGAAGGACCAGGACTTGCCTGACCCTTCTTACGCGCTAGAGAATAACCAAAAAGGTTTGCCATTATTAAACCTGTATTTGTGCCTTATAAGTTTATTTATAAGGCATAGAATCAACCGCCTTTCTGTTTCGCATTACCTGCGTTAACGTCATCCATGAATGACCAGAACTGTACCTGGAATTCAACGGTGTACTCTTCAGGAGTATCGTTGTTATCCCATGCAAGGTCGATTGCGCTAATGCTGCTAGGCCAGATGCCTTGGAAAGTGTATGCTTTCTTCTGATCACCCTGTCTAGAATACTGACGTACAATCGCATTGGATTGATAGTCGCCAATTTCCTTAGCGTCCTGAATGTTTTGCTGAAGTGCTTGAATGCGTGATGCCCACTCTTCAAACTTGGTGCGAAGTCTGAACTCTTGATCGTTCAGAACTGTAACAGTCCAAGGCTCGAATGTACGATCACCAGCGATCTTGAGCATACGACCACGATAAGGAACCTCGATTACACCGATTGTAGATGCGGGGAGGTTTGCTGCCTTCACGAGGAAGGTAGACATCATGTTCGATCCTGCAAGAGAGTCGCCAGATGCGCCTGCCTCTTCTTGTCTTCTGTTCTCGCTGGAACCTTGTGTTCCACCGACGTTTGGTCTACCTGAGGTTACGATCTCAGGGAATTGAATCTCCACTTGGAACAGATTAGGGCGGGCAAGATCTTCGATCTTGTCGCGGAAGTTAAAGATGGGAGAGTCGATAAACCCACCTTCTACTTGTCCTGGAGATCTTCTACGTTGTTCAGCCATTGTTTACTCCGAAATTTTTTGTTGAGAAGAAGATTGTGGGGGTCACCCCGACCCCCTAAGGACTAAATCACCCAGTGATTTCCGAGAAGGAAGCACCAGTTCTCGTCGCTGTGAAGGTCAGAGTGATGTAGTTGATAGAACGTGTGGGTTTCACGAAGATTTCCGCGAAGAACTCGCCACGGTCAATAGCATCAGCGGGGTTGTTGGTTCCGTCGCAAACTACGAGGAAGTCAACTACACCACGACGTGATTGGATACGACGCAAGAAGGGTTCAACAATATTCTTGAAGGACTGTCTTGTGAACTCGTCGTTCAATTCAAAGAGTTGAGTCTTCGCCGCTTCAGCGATTGCTTGCTCCATAACCAGGAACAGACGACGAACGTTAATTCTGTCGAATGCGGACTGATATGCGAGAGCAGTCTTGTCTCCATAAAGGACGATGCCTTGTCCAGGGAACGCAACAATCGGGTTGACTCTTGCGTTATAAAGCATGTCTCTATGATCCTTCAGAGGAGAGTAAGCAAGTTTGATTGCGTTACGGAGTTGACCTCTGTTGAAACCAGCAGGAGAGAACCATGGTTCTTGGTTCAGAGTTGTGCTAAGAACCAGACCTGCAACGTCAGCGTTGCAAGGGATGTAACGATACTTATCGTTGTACTTGTCGTAGATGTACTTATAGTTGTTGTCAAAGACAGCGTAAGAAGTGCTGCTCAGTTGATCAAAGAAGTCAACTGTGCGGTCTACGATTTGACGAGCGGTAGGAACACCGATAACGTCGCTGCGCTGAGGTGAGATGAATGCGATGCAATCTTTGCGGAGTGCAGCGATGTCAATAACCTTTTGCGCTTTAGCGATGCTGTCAAGTTCTGTGCTCATGGAAGGACCCATGATGATGTAGTCAACTTCCTGTGTCTCAGCGTCAGAGATCAGGTCGTAACCAGCAAGAACTTTCTGTCTTGTGAGTGTGTAACCATCAACACCACCCTGCAGAGCAAAGTAGAGTGAAGATTGACCCTTTGTAAGTACAAGAGGTTTAGAGTCAGAGCTAGTACCGTAAGGGTTGTCCAGCGATTGCAGTGCAGCAGTTGACTTGATCAAGTCGAAGTCAGTGCCAACACCAGTACGACCGAAGGAACCGTTAGCGGAACCATCCTTATCGAAGAGTGCACCAGTTTCGTGTGAGCCCCAGTAGATATAAGCAGAGTTGTTCTTAACTACTTCCTTATAATAGAGTGCTTCACCTTGAGGTCCGCGAGCATCAGGTGCCTTAGAAACATTCAAGTGCTTCTCAAGAACTGTGCCAGGTGTACCAGTCAGTTTACCGTCACCGTCAAGGATCAGGATGTGCATGAGGTCATGGCGACCACCGCGATCCAGAACCCACTGAGAAGAAGTAGGACGTGTTGCAACGTTTACCCAAAGTGCGTTTGTAGCATAAACTCTCTCAGCGTATGCATCAGCAACGTTAGCGATAACGATGGAAGCAGCGTTAGCGTCAGAGATTGTCTGGTTAGACAGGAAGCGAGGAGAACCAGAGTTCTGTACAGTGTACAGTCTACGCTGGATGCTTTCGATTTCACCAGAGTCGCCAGTAGCAGATCCAGGTGTGTTGTTATTATTTGCGAGTTCAGTCAGAGCATCGTTGACTTCAAACACATCAGAAGAAGTGCTATCAATCGTGATCTCCAGTTTACGAGTCTCGCGATCCCAAGCAACAACACGACCAGTGGTGTTACCAGAGTTAGCAGTGAAGTAGTTATCTGCTGCCCAGTCACCAACCAGTGTGGAACCTTGCTTAAGAGTCAGGACAACGCTGTATCCATAAACCTTAGCGTAAGTGTTTGCTGCAGAGTATGCAACTTCAGCACCAACGGTGAATTCCCACTCAGCAGATGTAGGTTGTGCAAGATACACAATCTGATCAGCACCCGCGTCGGTCATTACGATGCGGAGGGAGTTACCAAAGATGCCAGGGTTACGTGCTGCCCACTTGTAGTTGTTGGAGGCAGTCTCAACTGTGTTCTCGTATGTATCAAGGTTTTTGATAATAGGAGCAGTAACACCAGTCGAGGTGGACTCGTTAATAGTTGTTTTGCTTGCTGTAACTGTTTGCTTAGTGACAGTAGATCCGTCAGTGTGTGCAGCAGCGGAAGTTCCGAGTTGTGCACGAGTAACAGTCAAGTCGTTACCTACAATAGCAGTAACGCGAAGGATTTCGTCGTCAACTCTAATGTAGTCGTTAGTTGTTACACCGAGAGATGCCACAGAAGTGACAGTCAGTGTTGTGTCAGCGTCGGTGAAAGTAGAACCCTCATTGATTGTGCTGACCGATGCGGTCGCTTCAATCAGAGTGATGTCCGATGCTGCGGCGTGAGAGGTTGCTGCGGTAGAAAGTTGTCCGCGAGTAACCTGTACGTCGTTACCACTTACCGACGAGATCGCCAAGATCTCAGCGTCGATGAGCAGAAGGTCTGCCACGTCAAAGTCAGTCGAATCTGCGACTGTAAGTGTGGTGTCTACTGCAGAGAAAGTGGTTACTGTGAACTGAGCAGTATCAATAGCGTTCTTAAGTGAAGCGTTATCTGCACGGATAACCTTAAGGCTACCGCCATACAGTAGATATTGTGCTGCTGAGAACCAATATTCGTAGTTATATTCGGTAGGTTTGCCGAAAACAGCGAGTAGTTCTGATTCAGAAGCGATGCTAATCACTTCTTCAACGGGTCCTTTCTCAAAAGAACCCACGATAGCGCCAACGTTATCAACCGTTGCGTTTACTACCGTTGTTAGATCTCTCTCCTTTACGACAACCCCAGGGGAAAGCTGCGTTGATGCCATCTGTAAACTCCTTGGAAGTATTCAAGTCTGATGCTGAAACTATTTAGAATTTTGGATGTTTACAGTGGGGAAATGGGACGTGAACGTACTACCAGTCAGGGTATTCCCAGATTGGACATTTCTCTTTACGTGATTGTTGGATTCTTTTTATAGTGCAATCCTTACACTCATATGAATATGCTGAGGGGATAGCTCCCCTGTCTTTTCTAGTTAAATAAAAATCATTCAATAGTTCTTTTACCTGACCACATGTACGACATTTCCTGTCAACGAAGAGTAAATGTTCTAGGTCAGGATTAAATGTCAATGTAAATACTCCCACATGTGGGACATGTCACCATAGTCACCAACAGTTTCGGCATTTGTCCATGTCTGTCCTTCAGGATCAGTGAATGTATCATCTTCTAGACCATCTGAAATAAATCCAAAGGGTGCCATGTCTGCTTCGATTGCTTCTTTCTGCTCCAGGTACATTCGATTTCTAACATCGGCGTCATGTAGTTCTCTGAAGTAATCAGTTAGAGCAACCCACGCAAAGATAACCAGACACATAGCAAGGTCATCATTACATCCCTCTTCTGCTTCCCACGCTTGTCCTCTCTGGATAAACGTAGTAAGTTCTGAGATGATCTCGTAGTCTGATAATTCTAATTTATCATCCTCAATCAATGCTTTCAGGTTAGAACATCCAGTCTTCTTAACTGTGGTAGTCATCTTGACACCTAGTTGTGTTTTACTACCAGAGAATCCCTGACCCACAACCTGTCCTGCACGTCCGCGCATTGCACACATGAAGAGGTTATCATATTCCAGATCAAACTGAAGAATATCCGCAACTTGACCACCAATATCATTAACTTCAATCATGACATACGCATGATTATATGCTTTCGCTACATCATTAATGACGTTAGGGAACAGTAATGGTTTGATTTGATTGTTCCTATATTTTGCTACAAGTTTATAGGGTATGGTGGTGGTATCTATCACACAGAACGCACTATAATCCTTCGTGACACCACGCGCCACGTCAACAGTCATAACATATGTCTTACCTTCTTCTGGTTGTACATACACATCTAGTCCAGCATTCCTAGTTATTGGGTCTTCATAGACCATCGTTCGTAACTTAGATGCGGATATTAACGTGTCAACAGATCCAAGGAATTCGCATTCAAACTCAACTCGGAACTGTTCTTCTGATGTGTTTGCAATAGTTTGTTCTTTCCACTTGGCATCCCTTCCTGGGACTTCTGACCAGTGGACTTCTGTAGTTACATATTCGTTCTTACCTCTCTCAGCATCATGCCAGAGTTTGTAGAACATATTCATCCCGTGTGGGGTAGAAATGATAATAACCTTGGTAGATTTACCAGATGAAATAGTAGGATAAACAGAACTAAAAAATTGATCAGCAATATGATTTGGGATGAACGCAAATTCGTCAAGAAAAATGACGTTAAAAGACATACCCCTGACAGCAGAAGCAGAAGTAGATGCAGCCATGATCTTACTTCCATTCTCCAGTTCCAAACTACCTCTGTTCCACTGGGAGATTCCTTGCTGCAACCACTTGGGGAGGTTTTCATAAGACAGTTGAAGACGTTGTAGCATTTCCCTAGCAGTCGCCGCTTTGTTGGCGAGGATTGCTACGTTAACATTATCATTAAACAGCACATACCACAACAGATAGGAAGTCACAATAGTAGACTTACCAGACTGTCGTGGTAGTTTTGCAATATTAAATCTCTCAGCATGAAACTTCCTGGTCATATCAACCTGGAAGTCATACATTTCAAAAGGAATCAGACCTCTATCCAGAGAGATGATCTTGATATATTTCTGAATAAAATATACAGGATCCTGACTACATTTCACATACTCCTTAACCTGTTCAGGCGTAAAGTTGATAGCAACGTTCGCCTTTTTTAGATTAGGATTACCAAGATATATGTTATCGGTCGCCATTATTACTCTACAAGAGTTCCATAAGATCTACGGATTTCTCTAAGTTCTTCAAAATCCTTTTGTTTTGTACCTCCGTCATATGCCCAAGCATATCCTTCAGTAATCATTTGCTCATTAAGGGACACATCCTCGTCCCCGACATAAAGCCAACCGAGTAAGCGACCATACTTACCGACACCACCAACAAGTTCAGTCCTAATAGACAACTGATCATCACCAGAGAGAGTTGACTCCAATTTTTCTTTGAGCCAGTTTGTTGCGTCAATTCCAAGTGCTTTCTCTTCTAAATCACGAGTCCTCTTTTCAGGAGTGTCAACACCTGCTACGCGAACTCTTTCTTTTTTATATAGATCGAAACCTAAATCGATTGTAACATCAATAGTGTCACCGTCAAGGACTCTATTAATTTCTGTTACTCTAAAGTTATAGCAGGATTTCCTGCTTGGTGGAACCATTGCGCCCATGATCGAACTCCTTTGCGTCTGCGTCTGGTGATGCTGCGATAATACCGATGATGAATGTTGCTGCGGCAATTACTGCACCAGCACCAGCAACCCAACGTTCCAGTACGCGAATACGTTCTGTAAGTTTTTCCAGATCTTCATTGGTACCATCAATACGTTGATGCACCATTTCAATGCGGCGAATAGAATTATCTACAGTGCTTTCCAGCACTGCAAGTTTAGTATCCTGCTCCGCATCTTTGTTTGTAAGGTCACTCATCTTCTAATTCATCGAATGCCATTCTCATTATATAGACAATGTAGTATGCTACTCCTGCAAGCAGGATTATTAGCATTATAATTATGCTCCAGGTAGGACTATTGTAATCCTCCAGGGGTCTCAGAATCAGGTTCACTTGGTCTGAAAGATATACTTATGTTATCTAGTCCTTCTACCTCAGATGGTGTTGATTTGTAGACAGTTTCCCAGGGATCAGGTATCTGTTCATCCCATTGTTTTTTAATTTCTTCCGCCTGTTTATCTACAGACGCCATCTCCATATCTACCCTACCTGCAACCCACTTTTGCCATAACCATTCAATAAACCCTAGGGCAAGATGTTGGACGATGGGATTTTGTTTCTTTGCCCATCGTCTCATTTTAGTGAATGGTGTATCTACACCACCCCACTGGTATTCAAACTTGTGTTCAAATTTAGTCACAACTGTTTTTCTTGTTGAATTTTTTCCTACATGCTTTAACGTCTTTCAATTCGTCTTTGATCATTTGATAGGCATCTTCAGCTGAAATCTTCCTTGCCATCTCCATGGCAGAAATCATTTCTACTCGTGTGCCGAAGTGCTTGAGTGCTTCTTCAAAACAATTTAGTGATTCGTACATATCTATGCAGGATAGTCCCAATTAGTTATAAACTGAGTCTTGTGCATTGGTCCCCAATTACCATCATGGTAGATATATGGAGTAGTGCGAACCTTACAAGAACTACCAGTACACAGGAGATCGTCAACAATTCTCCAAGACTCAAGAACTTCTTCAGAGTGTACAAAGTGTGACTGATCTTGTTCAACGATGTCATGTAGCAATCTCGTATATCCATCCATAGCACCAGGTGGGTATGCATGTGACAACGTTGCAGTTTGAACTGTGTTTAGCAAACCTGGTGATTTAATATCAATACGAATATCCATGTGTGCATCAGGTTGGAACCTCATCACAATACGATCATTATATTCATGACCGTCAAATAGATTGAGTGGTGGTGCCTTCAATTTAATTACAACTTCTACA